ACAAACAACACATTGAGTTCTTTGGCCAAGTTACGCAATTCTTCTGACACATACTTGTCCTTAACAAACAAGTCATTTGGCGATACTTTAGCACTAACCGGCATTAACAAGTCCAGGTAGTCACACATAATAAAGTCTACCTTAATACCTGTTTGCACTTGCACTTCTTTGATATAACTGCGAATGTCATTAATGTTGCTCTGTGCTGGCAATGCCTTAATACGATACTGACCAGCTTTCTTACTAACCAACTTAACTTTAAGTTCGGTTTGATCAATGTCCTTGCGGATTTCTTTGGTGCTCATGCCCGCCAACATAGCATCGGTTCTTAATGCACACAGTTCTTCTGATAGTTCTAAACTAATATACACACCACTTAGTCCTGCTTGCAACCAACCTAATGCTATATTCATCATAACAAGACTTTTACCAGATCCAGATCCGCCAGCAAAGATATTCAATTCTCCGCGGCTAAATCCACCATATAATATTTTATCCATTTGTGGCCACCCTGTGCTTACTTGTCCACCCGAATTAAAATATTTGTCAATACGAAGTCTTGGATCAGCAAAATAATCTGTGCCCATATCTTTGGTCAAACTAATCTGCACCGCATCTTTGATTAGTTTTTCTACAGGATCGTAGTCGCCCTTTTCCAGCAAGTCGGCCGATTTTAAAATAGCTCGTTCTAATTCTTGTCTGCGAGTAAACCCCTCAAATTCCTCCATAAACCATTCAAAGTGTCCTTCGTTTAGTTCAGGAATATGATTTAGTTTAATGCCCGTAGCGGCTGTAATCTGCTCTAGTGCAGGCAAGGTTTTATGTTCATCGCTGTGACGAGCAATAAATTCGGCCGCTGGTCTAAGACTGCGATCAAAGTTTTCTGGGTTGTAAATGTTTTGGACGCGAACATAACTCTCAGCATCCTGTAACATCATTTCTAAGAATAGTCGTTGGACATCAAGTCCGTAGTCTTTTAACAAGTGCTTTCCTTCTCAGTTCTATTTTAATCTTACTAGTTTCTTTTGCTTCTAATATAGTTAGCAAAGTTCCTACCCTACCCAAACGAATTACAGCATCGTTTAAATCTTTAACACCCGCGGGCCACTTGGGTATACTAACAGCCCATCCTAATTCTACTGCGCGATCCACCAACTTCATACCAGCTTCGTCTTGATCTGGCACTACAACTACATCTCGTCCAAGACTACGAATCAATTTAACTTGTGCATCATTGATCTCTGCGTGTAGTACAGCCAAACCGTTGATACTCAGTGCGTCAAATACACCTTCGACTACAATCACTGACTGCCAGTTATTTTTCTGTAAGTCTGTACCAAACACATATCCCGGCTGTATGTCTTGGATGTATCTCGGCGTTCTATCATCTAAAAATCTTGTAGTATGTCCAACAATTTGATTGTCATATGTAAACGGAACGACAATACCCGGGCGCGGCATGGTCTTGTACATGAACGGATAGTCCAAAGATATACTGCGCTTTTGTAAGTATTCTGTGGCCGCCTCAGTCAGTAATTGTGTGTCAGCTGGCAAATCTCTTTCTTCAAATTCTATACCTTGTATTTGATCAGCTACAACCCGCCGCTCTTGGATCAAGCCTTCGATACTTTTGTGTTTTAAACTTTCTAGATTTATACGCTCAATTTCTTCTTGTGGTACATTCATCCACTCCAATAATCGGCGAGCTTTGAATGTAAGATTGCGACCCAGAACAAAACTGGCAGTATAGCCGCAATTGAAACAATGCCAACTCCAACTGCCGTCAGGGGTAGATTTTAACCCGCCACGCATGCGACGATCGGCCGATTCGCCACGATGTACACAACATGGTGCATTTACTGAGACCCAGCCCGAACTTGTCTGTTTTCGCTTGCCGGGTAAAAAAGAAACCACATCAATCATGCTATCTTTATAGCAGATTATTTTGGAAGATGCAACTTTATCGGTAGTATAAATTTTCTACGAAACCAGTACCAATCAATGCCAGTGCTCCCTGATTGTTTGGTGATACCGGATAATTAGGAGTAATGACCCCGGCATTAGGGACTGGCCAATAGCCACTTCCACCGTTGGTAACTTCGATACTTTCAACTGATCCAGTATCACTAAGGATGGCTCTCGCTGTGGCCCCAGCACCATCACCAATGATATCGACCTGAGGAGGGGCCAGATATCCAGATCCGGCATTTTGGATTACTACACTGGTGACTACCCCTTCTTCGCACACAACATAGGCAGTGGCTGGCACTCCGGGTTGATTCGGCGTGGAGATTACACTATTATTAAAACATAATCTAACCAATGGATACCATCCAATGATATTCATATAAATTGTACCGGTATGATTGTAATAGGTGGTACTTTCAGTCACATTATAGGGAACACTTTCGTAATCCTCAGCGGCCTGGGCCTTGATTGTTCCTGTGTAGCCGATTAGGTCCATTTGAACCGTGGTTATTGACTGTTTAGGAACCACAAAACTACTGAAAAATTCTGTGTTTAAAAAACTGTTCCAATAGTTTGCACCATTGGGATTGCCTTGCCAATAATAATTTGACCATGAAGGATAATCTGCAAAACTGGCACCGGCGTAGCTGCCCATGGCCGACAATTTTACTGTAGGAATAGTCAATGGCCAACTTGGAACATAGCGTGGGAACGAACTGTCAACAATGTCCAACGGCGCACGGGCACCCGACTGAGCATTGGTAAACACCGCCTCATTGAGATTTCCGCTGGCACGGGTTATGCTGTAATTTGCCGGCTGTGCCAAGACATCCAGCAGATCCGAGCCGGGTAGGGTTACTTTTGCACGGCCCAGGGGGGCGTTTAGCGTGACCATTGGCTGTTCAATTATCATTTCAGTGCCTTCGGTGTTGACTACCCGGAACATAAATGAGCTACCTGTAATATCTACAGGCTTTTCTTCTTGGTTGATAAATTGAAATAGCAAAACATTATCAACTCCTTTGTTAATTGTTAGTTTTTTAGCGTACACAGGATTATACCTATAAGTGAAAGTTTCTCCGTCGCCAGTGTCTATCAATAAAACTGATGTGATCTGTTGGTATATATAGGCTTGGGTAGAATACATGAGTGTATTTATAGCGTTAATGGTCTACCCAAACCATAAATATCCCATACTATGAATAATGATGTTTTTAACCAGTTGGCTGAAAAATACCCGTTTATAACGCTGTGTGTTTACGCCACCACAGAATATCTAGGAATCATACAAAATCAAGACGAAACAATTACCACCATCTACGATTTTGGCAGCATACAGGATTTAGATACCAAAAAGAAGTTCTTGGAACTGGCCAACATTTGGTGGTGGGAAAGCAATCGTAGTATCCCCATTAACATATTCCTTAAAACCGAATGGGATCCGTTTAAAACATATCTTAGAACTTTTGTCAATAAAGATCTGGAGATCGTACACGGACCGATATGCAGTCTCAGCGAAATGGCCCGTAAAAAATCCAAGCGAAAATCAATTACTCTTGTGCGTCGGATGGAGTAACAAGATTCATGTGAAGAGTTACTAACTTTGCGTATCCAAGACTGTGCGCTTTCTTGAACACGAATCCCTTAGAATCATCACCGTCCCATACAGAATCAAACACTTCGGCCCAGGGTCGATTTTGTAAGTGCGCTTTACCCGGGCGTATGATGCTGATAAATGCTGCCATCCTGGGAATTGAATCGGGTTTCATTGACTGCAATAAGGCTGTATAATTTCCGATGTGTACTAATTGACTAGCCCATTCTGTGTCGGTCCATAGTCTACTCCAGACGGGTTCTTGGTCTAACATATTCTGATAATGTTCTGGGCTTTTAACTAGTTGGTACACAGTCATGTTTAACAAATCTATCTTAAAATAACCACGCTGTTCAGCCGTTTCATAGTCTATTGCGGCACATTCATTTACAGGATCATACGGAATGCTGGTCACATAAACACCACTGTTGTGCCTACGCACTTGATCCTGATGCAGTTGTCGTGATGGTGTAGTTCGAATCAACTGCAATAGTTGTTCTCTATCGGCCAAGTCAATGTCAATATCTGCACTCATACTATTAACTTTCTTGCCTGTTCAAGTTC